CGAACGGTGCCGGCCTCATGGATTATTCAGGTTCGGAGTGGGCCGGGTTTCTGCCCGAGCCGATGAAGTCGGACGGTGCCGACCTGATGTGGGTCGCTGCGTTCGTGGCCGCGGTGACGGCGCTGTGGCGGTCGCCGGTCCTCAAGCCGGTGCGTTGGTCGTGGGAGCGGCTGGTGACCGATCCGCGGCGTGAGCGCCGCCAGGCCGACATCACTGCGGCGATGCGGCCGATGGTCGACGAGCTACGTGCAGCTGCGAAGTCGGAGCACGAGGCGCAGAACGAGATCCTGCGCGAGCACGGCGACCGGTTGGACCGGGGCGCCGAAGCGATCGATGGGCTGCGCGTGAGTGTGGCCGAGATCAGGGGCAAGGTGGGGCTACCGCGGGACCCGGAGAGCAAGACCAGGAGGGATGACCAATGATGGTGTGGCGTGGTGTTCAGCGGGTGAAGGCCTGGTGGCGGCGTTGGCCGTCGTGGTTGCGTGCTGCGTGCACGACGGCGGGCCAGGTGTTGGCGGGTGTGGTGTTGCTGTCGACGCTCCGTGTGCTCGATCAGGCCCGTCTGTGGGTGGATGGCGGGATGCCGCCGGATCTCGGCGTGTGGTGGCGTGATCTCGCTGACGCGTCGTTCGTGTTCTTCGCGGCCCTCGCCGCGGCGGTGCATCGTCGGCTCCGGCCGCCGGAGCAGGCGTACAACAGGAAGGGGTTGGAGCAATGACAATCGGAATGTCCACGAATCTGCGGAACGCGCGGGTCGATGCGATCACGACGTTCGCCGGGAATGGTGCGCTGTTGCGGCTCTATGACGGGACTCGCCCGTCGACGGGTGGCACGGCGACGACCTTGTTGGCCGAGCTCACGTGCGGTACCCCGTTCGCGGCGTCCGCGTCGGGTGGGGTGCTGACGTTGGGATCGATCACGCAGGACTCGGCAGCGAACGCGGCGGGCAACGCGACCTGGTTCCGGCTCGTCAAGTCCGACGGCACCACCCACGTCATGGATGGGTCGGTCACGGCGACGGGTGGTGGTGGTGACATGGAGTTGGTGACGACGTCGATCACGACCGGCCAGCCGGTGCAGGTGACGTCGTTCACGATCACGGAGGGCGGTGCCTGATGGCGATCCTGTCCGATCCGGTCGTCCTCATCGACGAGGATTCGACACGCACCTATGGCAGCGGGTCGTTCACGACCGGCGCGTCGGCCGCGCCGACCGCGGGCAGTCTGCTGGTCGCTCACGTCGTCTACTGCACGAACGGTGGCGGCGACCCGGGTGTTGGGATCACCATCTCCGACTCGGGCGGGCGCTCGTGGTCCGAGCCGGTCGCGCAGCATCGCCGCCAGGGGTCCGGCACCGACTGGATCGGTGAGGCGTTCTTCATCGCTGACAACGCGTCGACGTCTGGGTTCACGGTCACGGTCGACACGGCGGCCGGGACGATCTGGGCGTGGGAGGTCCAGGTCATCGAGGTGCCCGGCGGGTCGGGTGCGTCGATCGGGGCGACCGGGTCGGTGTCCTCGACCGGCAACGGGGCCGTCGCCCTCACGTTGGACGCCGCCCCCGGGTCCGGGTCGTATGTGATCGCCGGGCTCGGCACCTACGAGACGAACGACGTCACCCTGCAGGTGACCGAAGGTGCCGGCTGGACAGAGGCAGTGGAAGCGGGCCGCAGCGTCCCCAACGCCCAGATCCAGTTCCGCACCGGGTCGACATCCGATCAGGTCGATTGGGTCGACAACGGCACGACCGTCTCCGGCTATCTCGCGCTCGCGTTCGAAGTGTCCGGCTCGGCCGGTGGCGGGGTGACGGGCACTGTCGCGGTGTCGACGTCGGCGCCGACGGTCGCGGCGGCCGGTAGTCCGACGGTGACCGGCACCGCGGGGGCCGTCTTGCCCGCTGTGCTGGCCGTGGCGGCCGGCACGCCGACGGTCGTGGGGGTTGGTGCGGCAGATCTTCCTGGGCCATCTGTGGCCGCTGCTGGCGCACCGGTGGTGTCGGGTGTGGTGTCGGTGACCCTGCCGGGGGTGACGGTTGACGCTGCCGGTGCGCCAGGTGGCACGGTCACCGGCACGGCCGCGGTGACGATCCCGGCGCCGGTGGCCGCCGCTGCTGGTTCGCCGGTGGTGACCGTCTCGGTAGCGGTGACGCTCACCGCCCCGGCGACCGCAGCGGCTGGTTCGCCGGTGGTGTCCGGGTCTGTCGGGGTGGTGACATCGGCGCCGTCGGTCGCTGCGGCCGGCCGGCCGGCGGCAGTGACGCCACCCGAACCGCCAGCCGTCACGGGTGGCGGCAACCGGCTGTTCACCCCGCACCGCGACGACGAGTTCACTGACGCCGAACTTGACGCACTGCTGATCGCCCTCCTACTCGCCGCCTGACAAGGAGGCCCCAATGTTCCAGCGCTACGCACCCCTCAACGACCTCTCCACCAGGGCGGAATCCGGGGTCCGGTACATCGACGCCTACGCGGCGGTGTTCGACACGGACCAGGAAATCCGAGACCGTGACGGCCACTACATGGAGCGGATCAACCGCACCGCGTTTGACCGCACCATCGGCCAGCGTGGGACGAACTTTCAAGTCCTGTTTAACCACGGCCGCACCATTCACGGCGAGTCCTCTGCCGAGTTCTCAAAGCCGTACGGGGTGCCCGAAGCGGTGCGCGCCGACGCCCGCGGCGTGTGGACCTCCACGCGGATGATGGACACCCCGCTCGGGGACGAGATTTACACGCTTGCCCGCGGCGGCGCGTTGCGCGGCATGTCGTTCTCCGGCCAGTTCAGGGACTCCAAGCCCGCCGGCCGCGCCGCGAACGGTCTACCGATCAAGGAACGCACCGAGGTGGCGATGATCGAGTACGGCGCCACCCCGTTTCCCGCCTACGGCGAAGCGCAGATCGTTGCCGTGCGCGCCGACTTCCGTGAGTTCACCGACGACGAACTTGCCTCCCTGCTCTCCGAGGACGACGCCCTGCGTTCACGCCTCGCCCACCTTCTCGCCTCGCCCGACACCGGGCACGCAGAACCGGCAACCTCGCCCGCCACCGGGCGCGTGGCCCTCACCCAAGCCCAGCGCACCCGCTGGGAAACCCTGACGAAAGGAACCCGCACATGAACCGTGCAACCCTCGTCGCTGAGTTCGAGGCCATCCAATCCCGGCTCAACGACATCGACCCCAACGACATCCCGGCCGACCGTGCCGAGGAAGTCGAAGCCGACCTGACCCGCTCCGAGCAGATCGAAGCCGCCCTCGACGCCATCGACGCCCGAGCAGCCAAGGTCGCCGCCACCCGCTCCAAGGAGATCGCGGGCGAAGTGAAGGTGGAACGTGCCGTCCCGACCATCATGAAGCGGTCCGCTGACCGCGACCTGTACGACCTGGACACGGTGAACCGTTCCACCCCGCAGGCCATGCACTCCGACATGGTGGCTCGTGCCCTGACCGCCGTGGAGCGCAACGCTGAGCGTGCATTCACCGACGAGCAGCGCGAAGCCGTCACCGGCCGCATCGAACTGGCAGGTCGCTCGACCACTGCCACCAAGCTCGCGGAGTACGTGCTGCTCACCGGCAGCCCGGGCTACGCCGCCGAGTTCGAGCGGTTCGTCCAGTCGCAGGGCCGTGCGTTCGGCCCGAACCTGGAGCGTGCCGCGATGAGCCTCACCACCGCCAACGGTGGCGCCATGGTGCCGTACATCCTGGACCCGTCGATCATGCTGACGAACTCGGGTAGCAAGAACCCGATGCGACGCGTCGCCCGGGTGGAGACGATTGTCGGCGCCAACGAGTGGCGTGGTGTCACCTCGGCCGGTGTCACGGCCGAATGGCTGGCGGAAGGCACCGAGGCCGCGGACGCGTCCCCGACGTTCGCTCAGCCCGCGATCCCGACGTTCAAGGGGTCGGCCTACCTGTTCGGCAGCTACGAAGTCCTCGCGGACTCCGGGTTCGCCGCGCAGGTCCAGCCGCTCATCATGGACGCCAAGGACCGCCTGGAGGCCACCGGCCACGCCACCGGCAACGGCACCACCGCCCCGCAGGGTTGGGTCACCGGCAAGGTTGCGGCGGGGTCTCTCGTCGCCTCCGCTGCCGCCGACACGTTCGCCTTGGTGGACGTGTACGCGACGCAGGCCGGGTTGGGTGAGCGCTGGCAGGAGGCCGCCTCGTGGCAGTCGCACCGCACCATCGCCAACCTGATCCGCCAGTTCGACACGGCCGGCGGTGCCGGCCTGTGGACCCAGCTCGCGGCCGGTGTCCCACAGGACCTCCTCGGCAACCCGTTCACGTTCAACAGCGCGATGGACTCCAGCGTGACCGCCGCCGCCGAGAACTACATCCTCGGCTACGGCGACTGGAAGTCGGCGTACGTGATCGTGGACCGGGTGGGCGTGGAGGTCTACTACGACAACCTCGTCCTCGGCGCGAACCGGCGCCCGACCGGTCAGGCCGGGTTCTTCGCCTTCTGGCGGACCGGCGGCGAAGTGG